AAGATATATGTATCATTATAAGAAACTAAGTTGTTGTTTTGTTTCTCATCTATATTCAAAAAATTACCATTTGCATTGAGCAAACGTATGTACTCGCCATCCTTGGTATTGTTCATCTCGAACATATGACCCGCAGATGTTGCTTGTACCCAGTTATATGGATATCTTATTTTTGTATCAGGTGCAGTATTAGGATTGTTGGTGCCACCTGTAAATGGATTGATGTCAGACATTAGTATCCATATCCTCCTTGATTCTGCTGCTGATTATTATTAGTCTGTTGAGTTTGCTGAGTATTCTGTTGTGTAGTCTGTTGTGTAGTATCTTGATTAACTGGGGTCGATACAGGATCAGAGACAGTCGGTGTTGAGGTTGTGGTAGTTTCAGAAGAACTTGTTGTGGTTGAGGTGTCCTGACTATTCACTAAATTAAATCCTGTATCTGTAAGTCCAGTTTGTTCTTCTTCTATAGCAGATTGTATCATAGGATGACCCACGCAGTCAATGTATTGTGTGAGTGGCAAGATATTGTTCTCTTTGATCTCTCTAGGACTTGTGTATGTATATACTGTACTCAACAATGCACCAGTTCCTGTTGCGTTCTCTGCCTTGTCTTCTACGACAGGTTTAACAAAACCTAATATTGCTTCTGTTACAGTTGCTTTGATTAATCTACCCTGTGAATCTGTAGTAGCAGATCCAATCTCTCTCTTCTTATCTCCAGAACCAATAGTAATTACTGGGTTCACATAATCAGTTCCTACGTTTATGATACTAATATCATCTAACTTAGGAATTATATCACCACATTTAGCATATATTGCTTTTGCCTCTTGTGGTATTACAAGTGTCGGGAATTTATTGTTAAAATTCAATGTGAATTCATGACCAGATTTTGTTCTTACCTCTAATCCAACAGTTAAGTTATTATTGAATGATGTATCTATAGTTGCGAGTAATATATGATCTACATCATAGTCGGTATCAACCACCTGTAATATATCAGGTGATCCAGTAGTAACTTGCTCTATGAACTCACCGTCATTTACATGCTCTTGTAATCCTACTTTTTTAACCAGTATGCCATACTGTTCATTAGGGCAGAATGTTTCGGCAGGATCAAATCCATATCCTATGCCAGGATTAATGACTTCTACTGAATCTACCACGCCATTAACAATGTTTGGTTTGAACTTAGCACCACTTCCCTCTGGTTCATTACATGTGAATTGTGCTTTGACTGATGCTTCTGCATTAACACCTGATCCTTTTTTCTGCATGAGCACGCCAAGAATCTGTCCTATATCATCAACAATAGGTAATGCTTTTATTGGACTGGTTGATTGTAAGTTATCCCATACCATTTCTGGGAAGCATGGTTTCTTATTTAATATAGAGTTAGCACACTGTACTGCTGATGATGCTACGTTACCAGATGAGTCATAGAAGTTAAGATCTTCAAACTTCTCCAGAGGTCCTCGTGTGTCAAAGTTTTTAAATGATAGTCCAGTTGCTACACCAGCTGCACTTTCAAGGTCAACAAGTGCACCACTAGCAGTGTCAAATACTTTCTTTACGCCATTACGATCTACAGCAGGAACAAATCCTTTGATAGGATTGCCTTTACCAACGATTGATATAGCGTTTGGAGGTTTGACTGCATATTGTGCGATCTGTTTTGCTGCTCCCTCAAGACCTTTTGGTTTTGCACCGAGACCAGTCTCAAATACTGACGCACCAATAGCACATGATAGTTGTCCATCACAAAATAGATCTATGAAGTCACCGACCTTATTAAGTAAGTTTTGTATCTTCTCTGTTGCTCCTTTAATAGCACCCGTAATACCTTTCAATATACCTAATGCACCCGTGATACTGTCCATGAGTTTCTTCATGATATCACCAAGAATATTTTGCACAAGACATAGAGCAGTATCTAATACATTCTCTACTAAATCTTTCAATAATCCTTTGATAAAATCACCCAACTCACCTATCAGTTGTTTGAACAAACATGATACAAGGTCTCCAACATTCTTTAATTGATCTCTGACTGCAACATCCAACTCTGGATCTGGAACACTAAGTTTTTCTAAACCTTCCTGTACAAGTTTATTGGTCTCTTCCATGACCACGCCCTTGATATTAGCAGTCAATCCAGTTAATTTCTTTTGTATGCGTTGTTGTACTAGATTAATTTCGTAGTCTAAATCAACGACAGCACCATCTAATTTATTAACAAATTGATTGATATCATTCTTCTCTATACCACGAGCAAACTTCATAAACTCTGCCATAGGTGCTTCTAATTTAGTAGCAGTTTCTGATCCACATTTACCATTACCAACATGGACTGTTACCTTTTGTTTCTCGTCTGCTAACTTCTGCTTTTCACTCTGTTCTTTTGCTGCACCACGTTCGTTCTTTGAAGTCTCTTCTCCCTCTTCAGTCTTATGTCCTTCATTATTTGTAGGTTTCTCGTCTATACCAGTCTCCTCATTAGTTTGAACTGTACTACCAGTATTAGCTGCAGAACTACCATCACCAGTATGGTCACGCCTTTTATAATCAGTTGATGCTAGTCTTGCAAATCCCTCTTCTTTACCACCAGCTACACCATAACTGCTAGTAGGATTCTCATCACTAATACTTCCCATGACAATAGGAATCTGTGCTGATGTGCCATCCATGAAGAATCCAACAACCCAACTATTAAGTTGTAATTGATGAACAGATCCAATACCAGAACGTTGTGAGTATATGGGTGGCATCAATACCTGTGCCCATGGTAGATCCGACGTAGGTAACTCTTTTCTATTTGGAGTATGATATCCTATAATTCTAACCTTAACTTTATTAGTCCAGTCCCAATCTCCATAATCAAAATCTCCTGCACCACCGTCTAGATCAGCATTCCAGAATTTTGCACCATCATTCTCTACCTGTCCAACCCACCAGTTGAACCCTTCTCTACCTATAAAATTAGCAATGCTCTCGTTCATTATACCTCCTCACCATCAGAGTCTGTATATAATGTGATTTTAGACGACATTTTATCTTCACTTGATTTGAATGTTCTTTCAACTTTACCAATCACATATTTACCAGAAGTTGCAAAGTCTTGCTCTCGGTCACTTGTACCTTTATATACATCTAACTGCACCACCTCACCTATCTCTAATGAATAATCTGCAACAAGTTCTACTACGACTTTTTTACCGTAAAATAATTTTTCCCTTAAACTGGATTGTGAAAGTTGTTTTGTGAATCCCTGTGTATATGTACCTTCAGTAAATAATGCAGAGTCAGATAATTTAGACATGATTCTAGTATATGTTACGTTGGTGTCAAACCCCTTGTAAAATTCTGGTACTCTCCTTGAGTTCATTACACTAACGTCTTGATAATATTTATTGATACTAAAAGGATGTTGCTCAAATTTCATATCTTTTATATCTAATGTCATCACATTACTAGAGTACGAACCTAAGTTCAACCCCTTTAATAGATCAACTGAAGTTTCGACAGTTAGTTTGTCTAGAGCAATGATACCTGTATCTTCTTCATCCTCTAACTCTCCACCTTCATGCCCTACAACCATTCTCACTACTGGTTCTTTACTGGCAAATGAATCGTATGAAACAAAATTATATCCTGATCTTGTCTCATAAAAAGCATATCCTGCAGTTGCATTTTTACCACTACCTTTTGTAGCTGGTATTGCCTTGGTAGCTAACCATCTTATTGCAGTGAATGGGTTCCAGTACGGTGATACAAATGAGAAATTATTGACTGTTGGTTCAAAGTTTAGTAATCTTTCTTCGGGAACACCAATCAAGTCTATCATTATTTCTTTCTTTACAACACGATCTATTTTATTACCCATACCTTTACCAAATCTACGTGATATTTTATTAGCAGCATTGTTTAAAAAATCAACTCTACACATCATCAATACTGCAGATGATTTACCACCTATATTTCTCCTGTCCTGTATATCGTATATAACAAAGTCTCCTCCAATCTCAGTTGCACCTTCACTGTCTCCAATACGAATGAACACGTTTTCCATACCTGTTAGTTCAGATATAAAACCAGTCTCACTATCTGTAACCTGTATCTCCATAAGCATAGTAGCAGACATAATATCTTCAGTATATTTGACATATAGTACCTGATTAACTCCAATGGGAGGATAGTCCGCAATGAAGAATTGGTAAAGATTAAAATTTGACTGAGTATTAACTGACATTAGAATTGAGAAGTTCTGTTATAAAGATTGAGGTATCCAGATCTATTGATCTTTGGTTGAGCAAGTTCGCCACCCTCTTGTTGCATAGGTGGTGGACTTGGTGCACCTGCAGCAATAGCAGCACCAGTCCCTGCAGCAACATCAATCTGTTTCTGTGTCTTGGAGTCAGCACTCTCTCTATTCTCTTGTATAGTTTTATCAGTCAGTTCTGTTAAATTTACTTTCTGCTCAGTTTTTGGTGCAAATATATTTTTGATACCACCGAATGCTTTCATACCAAGTTTCAAACCCATGCCCATGGGTGTCATAGCAAATGCTTTCTTTGCTATACCACCTAGTCCATCTTTACCCATCTTACCAGCTAATCCTTTTGCACCCTTGAGTAATCCTTTGCCCGCATTGAATGCCATACCCATAGGTGTTAGACCAAACAACTTAGATGCCATTGACCTAGTTTTCTTGACAGGTTCCATAGCTCTGCCTGAGCCATCACCCATACCTATACCGTCAGCAGTTCCTGTATATGGTGCACGTCTTCCAAATGTAGGATCTCCAGATGCACTAGGTAACAGGTTTTGTTGTGGTGCTGATGGTAGTTGTGGTTGATCTCCACCACTTGCAGAGTCTCCTCCACCACCCATTTTACCTCTGACAAAGTTAATTGCCTTGGCAAGGAGACCACCAATAACTGATCCTTTTTTATCGTCTTTCTTATCGTTATCTTCTTCATCGTTTGCTACTTCAGCACTAGCAGCACCTAACTTGAATGAGTTAGATATCTTAGATATATTTCTATTCAATATCTTAGATGCTTCCTTACTTGGTGCAGGGATCTTCTCCAATAAATCTGTCATTGCAACAGCAGCAGATTTAGCAGGAAGTGCTAAGGCATCCATGAATGCCTTCTTCATCTTAGGATCTATCTCAAGATTATCTTCTAGATCTTTTTTGACGTTTTGTTTGACATCATCTTCACCTATACCAACATCCTCTAATGCATCTACCTTTGGTGATTGCTCAGGTGC